CACCGACATTGGCTAACGCTTCTGCCTTGGCTGAATCACTTACTTGGCGAACATCTACTTTTACTTCTTCAGTCATAGTAGTCACCTTATTAGTGTTTAGAGTTTTTTCTGCGGATCGACCAACGCCAACGAATTTAGAGGAATCAGCAGGAATGCTGACAATCGATGCTTCCATCGGTGTCCAACTAGCCCTGTAATACTCCTTTCCTTCGCCGTCTTTGGCACGAACCATCTTTGTGACGCTATAACCGACAGAAATATTTTGCTTAATTCCTTTCGAAACGTCAGTAAAAACCTCTTGAGCCAAGGCTGAATTGCCAAATTCAACCAACGCAACAGTACGCCGCTGCGTCTCGTCAAGGTAAAACGATCTCACCACCCCAATCTGTTCATCCATCTTATGGTTGTTCAGAAGTGGCGCTCGACCAGAAGCCATAAATTCCATATTTATGTCTTCTTTATTATGGCTCAGAACCTCTAAGCCAAAATCTCGTTCAACTGGCGTCTCTGATGAAACACCAATTCGGACAATCCTTTTTTCCTCGTCAATAGCTCCGCGAGAAAGATCGATTGTCCTATAAATTACTTTGTCAGATACCATATCACGGGCCATAGCCTGATATTCTTCATCGTCGGCTTCTGCTGTTGCTTCAACAACTTCTTCAACAGCTTCTTCTTCAGTATCTTCAACAACTTCCATATCGTCTTTTCTGAACTCGACAATAAAGCTGTCTTCGGTTTCTTCAACCCCTATAACGTGTCTTTCCATTTTCATTACCTCTTGTTCAGGCTCAATAGTATCAGATTTGTCAATAGATTCAGACCATCTTTCATCTTTTTTCATCTGTTCAACAAGTCTTTTTGACCAGCTAAACCCAGCATCACCACCCCAAAGCGCCCAAGCTATCCGTCCGTTTGACGGGTATCCTTCTTCGCCTTGCTTAAAGCCTTTGCCTTTCTTGTCTACTTCATGCCGTGAAAAGAACGAATACATCCGTTTAACAGTAGAATCCGACAGGTCTTTGTCGTTAGTGATGTCTCTGGCTCTGGCAATTCCGACTTCTGTACCACCTCTGCCGAACTCACGCCGCCAATCAAGACCGCGTTGAGCTTCTTCCTTCATTCCGCTATTCGGTTTCGGCATCGTCTCGGCCTTCAACATCTGCTTCTGTTGGTAATTTGCTTCCGAACGGCTGGAACGCTGTCTTAATTCCATAGCTTTCAGCAAGTTTCTGTTCGCGTTCGTGCTGCTCAAACAGTTCTTCTACATCTCGTCCGTAGTTGGCTTCGATGTCTTGATACGTCACAATTCCGTTCTGAAGGCCAGCAATGTTAGCTTGCATTTCCTTCTGCGGATCTACCCAACCCCAACTGCGCGGAATGTAAGACACACCATCGGCAAATTTGTCGTACTTTACAATCGGAAGGTTAATGCTTCTGGTCATTGCATTCTTCAGCCAGCTTCTAAAGATAGGCTCCATGAAATGCTCGATCATGAACTTCTGAAGCATTCTGTATTGATCTCGATCCTCTAAACTACCAGCCCGTAAGGATGAATAGTTGACGCTAGAAAGATCGTTTGAGATTGAATGGTATGAAATATTCAACCCTGACGCGATGCTTCTCAGAATAGCTGTGCTGAAACTTTCAAACGCTGTAGTAGGATGTGCTGGGTCGAACGCTTTAAAATCCATCCCAGCAGGTAACTGCTCAAATGTCGCGGGTTCGGCTGACATAATGGGCGTATATTCGTCCTGAACATCTTCACCAACATAACCGTCACCAGCAGGACTCGTAAAGAAACCCATCTTCGCAGATGCAACTCTTGCTGCGGTGATCTCAGCTTCATAATACCCGTTAAGCATTTTGATATTGCCCATCACAGGCGCTACGAACGGATAACCACGGGTCTGCTCAGGTCTTTGTCGGACAAAAGCATGAATGACTTCTTCTGCTGGGACTCTAATCGTTTCGTTGCTTTGGCTTAAACCTAAATCATTAGGATGGTTCTTATACAAGTGATATGCAACAGGCTTTCGCTTGTCGTTTATCTCAACGCCCATAACGACCTTATTGCCGTTCGTGTAGATCTCGTTCTTGGTGTCGTTAAGGTGATCAGCTTCAAGAAACTCAATCTTGTAACCAAAGTCACTTGTAGGATCTGTGATTTGACGAATTAAAACCTCACCATCTCTAGCTAAAGCCTCGATAAACATCCTTTGACAGTCGATCAAAGACATTTGACCATCAACTGTGCAATTTCCTTTCTTGGCCCACTTCTTCCAAGCAGCCTCAATCGTTGAGTTTGCGATAGTATCAAGACTGCCATCAGCATCACGAGACTTGGCATTGACTCTAATGCCGTTATGACCGACCACGTTTGACGTTAGAAGGTTAAGATATCTAGCAACGTAAGCGTCATTTCGTGACAACTCACGGCTTCTGTTTCTCAACGTGACCAGTGCTTGCCTTAGTTCCTGATCTGCTGAAGCTGATGAACTAAAAAAGTCGGCAAATAACCGACCACCTTGAGCACCTTTGAACGATCTTTGTAATTTGACCGCCTTGCGAACCTCTTTGCGTTTAAACGGATTCCAAGCCATTAAAATCTTACTCCGATTAGGTTGCCGCTCGGCTTCTTGTTACGGATTCGAGCCTTCTTGACTTCTTCGTTGTATTCGGCGCGGTATCTATCTCTGACCAAGAATAATTCGTCGATAGACATCCTAGAAAGGCTTCTGCCAGCGATACTGAATGAACTTTGATCAATAGTGGCCCTGTTCTCAATAACAGCCTGAACAGCGTCCAAGACTTTTTTGGCGTGTGTCCTAAGATCTGCGTTTGTGTCTGCGTAGTTAGCAACCAGACTTGTCAAACCGTTATCAACTGCGACTCTTTCTGAATCAGAAGTCCTTGTGATAAACGCATACCACTTATATTGATGGGCGTTATAGTTCGCTGTAGTAGATGAATCGACTTCTACTATATAGGCTGTGGTCGTTTCTGAAGCCGTAATAGTGAACTGATGACTACCACCGCCACCAGTTTCACAATGAAATTCATACGTTAAAGCGTACTGGGCTGTCGGATAATCCGTAACAAGGTCGGGACGTTGCCAAACCCATCGATCACCGACAACTAAAGTCTCAGGTTCTTGGCTTGGGTAATTCGCACTATCAAAAAGGTTAGCCATTCTATCGCCATGCGTTAGTGTAATTTTGTCGCGGCCTTCTCTGCATTGGTCGCCTCTTAACGACTATCGATTCAGGTTCGACCACTTCGACCACTTCTGGATCTTCCGATTTTGCCTGAATTCTAGCCGCAATGCTATTGACATTAAGATTGATTATACTATAAGCAGCCCAACTGTACACCATGCAATCCAATGCTTCATTCCTTGCGCGGATTTTCTGAAATACCCTTTTCTTAAAGCCTCTAACAAACTTCGTGACGATCTTCTCAGCCGTAAGTTGTCTAAAGTATTCATCGTTCAATACCTCAGAAAAATGTATAAATCCAGCCCCTTCCTCTTTAATTCTTAGCCTAGCAAAGATCAAATCTTTGGCAGTATCGACTCCGATAGGAAACAATCGGCATTTGACTGAATTATTCCTAGATGGCTTTCCAGAAATCGGCCTTCCTTCACCGCCGACACCCTTGATAGCGAATACTCTACGGTGAAAGTTTCTATTAGCATACTGATAAACAGTATTCGTGAAGTGACCGCCAGAATCGATTGCGGTAGCTCTAACCGCTAATTCTCTGCCGTCTTCAGTGTTGAATGTACGAGATATCTGTGAATCTAGTGCAGTCCAAAGTTGTGGAGTAGAAGGATCACCATACATTATCTGATGATCTATAACCCAAGATTCATCATCAACTCCAATTCCCAAGAAGGATATCTCTAGTCGGTCATCCTGAACGTCAGCGCCAGCAACGATCATTACCACGCCTTCAGGCACTTCATTAAAGTGTTCTCGCCGCTGCATTAAGTTCAACTCATCAATAGTTTCACCTTCGTCCTCGAATACAGATCCAAGATAAGTATTTACCCATACCTTTAGCTGCTCTGGGTTCTTCTTTACAGATAAGAACTCACGGACACCGTCAGCCAAAGGTGTCCACGGAGAATATAGTCCAGAGATCTTAAATCCAGCAATTCCTTTGAATTCTTGTCCAGCTACCCATCGACCATTACGAACAGACCATCTTCTATCAGCATCAGACCATAGAACTCCGCACGACTCACATAAATATCCTGCTGTATCTGGATCATCATCCTGCCACTTTACATTGGCCCACTCTAAAGTCTGCTCATGATCGCAATGTTTACACGGTATGTAATATTCTCGCTGATCTGAATTCTCGAAAGCGTCCTCGATGCGACTAACTCCTTTTATCGTCGGAGTGCTAACCGCAATGACCTTAGAGTTGTGAAAAGTAGAGGTTCTCTTGCGAGCCAGTGAAAGTGGGTCGCCTTCTGATCCTGCTGAAGCTGGGAATCGGTCAACCTCATCTGCCAAGATTATTCTGATCGGTCTTGAGGCTAATCCTGCTGGGCTATTAGCCCCAACCAAAGACAAACTACCGCCAGGAAAGATCTTGTGCAAAGTCGTGTTATTAGAGTCTCTAGCGCGAGGATCTTTGACCTTACCCGCAAGACAAGGCGTAGCCCTGAGAAGTCCGTTAGCGATTCGATCCTTTGAGAACGACTGAGCCATCGACTCTGTAGGTTGCAGCATTAGGATCGGACAAGGATCGTGATCAATGTGAAACCCAATGATATTAAGCAGAGCTTCAGACTTTCCCAACTGAGCACCAGCCATCACAACGACTTCTTTTACCTTGTAATCAGAGCAGGCATCCATAATGCCTCTTTGATACTCAGCCCTAGACGTTCTCCAAGTCCCAGCCTCTGCGCTAGTCTGCGAGTCTAGTCGCCTTTGAAGGTCTGCCCACGCGCTTACGTTTAGGCGGGGTGGCGGCTTCAGAGTCATCATCGCTTCCCGCAGATGCTCCTTTAGATTTGCTAGTCCTGCTCGCTGAAATTTTTGGGTCATAAGATGATAGTTCTTCCAGTGCTTCGTTAAGGAAATCCGTCAAGATTTCTTGGATAATACCAATCTCTGTTTCACTAGCAATGATTGGTGCTGCTTTAGACGGGATACTTGTTACTTTAGACTTCAGGTTCGCTAATGTGTCAGTCCAGGCCTTCACAACGTCTTCAACTATAACAAGCTGATTTCTGACCTTTGCTAAGTCAAGCTCTGAAAGCTCGGCCTCCGCGTTCATCTTCCGAGTTCGGGCTTCATCATAAGTTCCGCCCAGCTTTACACCACCAGTTGATGCCATGTTTCCTCCTGTCAATCCTTTTGATTATACAGTAAGTCTTTCTGTTGTCATCATGAATTTACCTCACCTTTATTCTATCGCTAGGCGAAAAGCGCGGCGCGCGACTACCCATATGCCCTGGGCCAGACAGTACCTTTTTGCCTCGATTTGGCCTCGATTTAGGGTCTGATATGCCGATTTTGGCCGATTTTGGCTCATTTTCAGGGTTTAGGCGACATTCTGCCGATTGTGCCGTTTTAAGTCATCTCGCAGGATCATGAGCCTGATTCATGCAAGGCTTTTAAATGCCCTGTATCATCGCGTCCTGGCTGGCAGGTGGTGGGGTATTGGTTAAGTGATTGCGCCTTAGATCGGCTTAGAATGCGTCAAGCGGTGGTGATAGGTGGCGGGGTTGCTGGTCGGGGTGGGGCTGGCCGCACCATGGGCGGGGCTGCGGGCGGTTTAGTTCGGGCGGGTTGTGATTCGTATAGGCAAAAAAAAGCCCCAATTAAGGGGCTCAGGGGTTGGGGTTGTGGTTACAGTATGATCAATGCGGATCCGAACACTAGCCCAATGAAGAATGTTGAACCCATTAGAGCGTCGATCATTCCTATATCATCATCATCGCGCCATCCGTCTTCATTCATTTGCAGCGCCCTTGTAGATTATAAAATGCTCATGTTCATCAACCCACACAACATAGCCTTCATGCTCTTCTGCCATGTCATATAGCATGACGGAATCTACATTCCCCGTTTGCATGTAGTAGGCCTGATACACCTTCGCCTCGAGGAATGTATCAAACCACATGAAAACGCCCCTGCCAGCGTGCTCGGCTGCAATCATAGACCTGTAACCTAGATCCGCCGTTGAGTCTACAACAACGTCAAACCGTTCTTGCTGTTCCGCATAAAAGGATTTCATAGCGGTATGGCTTAAAATGCTTGCTTCATACTCATCGAACTCTAATTTTATATTGATCATGCCGCCCCTTAGATTGAAAATAGATAAAGCGTGGCCGCGTAGACCACGATAAAAGATAAAACCACCGTTGCCAGCCCCTGCAACGCTCCGAGCATTGTGGTGCGCTCTGGGGGTGGTGGTGGCTTCTTGTATGGGAATTTTATTAAGTTATTCATTCCTTTACCCCTATGCGGACCAAATATGCATTATATTCCTTGTCTAAGGCTGCCACTGTTTTTTTCAGTATATCCTTATCACTGGTTCCGAATGGGCTGACCTCGACTTTAACTTCAGACCAGCATTCACAAATGAACCCGCCGTCGAATTTGTAGCAGTCCGCCTCATTGGGCCATTCTTCCCGAAAGTGAAACACCCAACCGCCGAAGGCTTTAACGTGCTTCGGCTTTACTTCATCGCCGTACATTTCGGAAAAGTAAATTGATAGCTTACTCATGCTGCCCCCTTACCTACACTCGAACAATTCTTGGCAAGCGCCGTGAATGTCCATTCCATCGACAAACTCAGCCGAAGCCGAATCACCCCACCAAAACCCCTCAACCTTGCCCCATCGCGTATCGACCCAAATATTAGGCCCACCGAAGGCAACTAAGACGCGAGCGCCTAAAAAGTCGCCATTGCCCGATATTGTGTACTCGATATCGAGAATATCTGAAAGCCAATCAAAGGCGCTAATCACGTCGTCTGGCTCGCACCCGTGTTCTTCGTGATCCATCCCCGCATCTTCATAGGTCATGCCATTTCGCAAAGTTTCCGCGATGTGGTCAACGTGGTCTTGTAAATCTTGCTTTTCTCGTGCTTGCATTTTTATTGCTCCTTTTATCGGGGTAGGCCTTTCCTGCCCCGTTCGTTCCGATTCTACTCATAAATCATACCCAGTCAACAAAAAAGTTGACTTGCAATCGAAAAAAGATTGCGAGGTTTTTGGGCATATAAAAGGAAGCAAGAACTCCGAACGGTTTTCAGGATCGGTTGGGGATCGGTTCGGGATCGGTTCAAATTGGGTTGAATTGGGGTTGAATGCCTGTTTTGGCTGATTTGATGGGTTCAGACCCCTTTATCATTTTTGGTGATGGCTGCCAGGGTGGCCGATCATTCTGACCAATTATGGGGTCGGTGGGGGTCAGGGTTAACCATGGGATAGCCATGGGATAGCCATGGGATAGCTATGGGATAGCTGTGGAATAGCTTTGGGTTAGCTATGGGATAGCTGTGGAATAGCTTTTACATATTAAAGTTTAGACAACGAAACTTTCTTAGCGGAACGAATTGCTTTCCGATATTGAATTGTAAAATGTCGCCAGAAATTTCTATCGAACTCAGCCTTTGACAATACTGCCGCTGGGAACAATCTTCTGATCCTCCTAGACTCTTTACCTAAAGCTATGATCATCTTGATCTTCTTACCGCTAGGATTCTTTGCAGATACCCCCATGCGCTGCCAGAGTCCTCTGTAGTTCTCGCCTTCTCTACCTTTCGGAATGCCGTAAAAGTATTTCTTTTCTTGCGCTCTAAGTGCTGAGAACTTGTTTTTAGTCAGGTTGCCTTTCGCGTTCAGCTTTACCCTGCCTTTGACTGGCTGCATCAACTTCCTGCGCGTAGGAGTTGGTGGTAGGATCTTGCCGCCTTCGATGATGTTCTTTAAGTAATAACGGTCTAAATAAGGCTTGTTGTGCTGCAAACTGACGTAAAGATTACCCCGTAGATCTCGCTTGTTCTTAACCCGATCTACCCTAAATCCACTCTTGGTATATCGTTCCGCGCCGCCTTCCAGGTAGTTGTCTATCTTGTTCTTCAGGAACTTATTGGTTGAGAACATCCAGGAATTCATCGCAAGGTTCATCGCATAAGGAACCTGCTTCTGCTGAAGTACCGCGTTATAGGCTGCGTTAGCATCGACTTTAAGTGTCAGCGTCATTTTCTTCCTCCGCTACTTGGCAGATTTCTTCGAATATCGCTTGTGTAGCAACGTAAAGATGGCCTATCTGAGCCAAAAGATGTTGAGCGTCATAAGACTTGTCACCAGCGCAGTAAGGCTGCCATTCTACAAAGTCTTCTGTTTCAGCCTGTACCAAAACATAAGCGTGGGTTACTTCCCCACGCCTTGCTTTCATTGCTAAATCTCGAAACATTGCTTCGAGTTCATTTGGTTGAAAGTTGGTTACTTTGCTCATCTGGACATCTTACTCCAAAAAGTAGTCAAGCTCCCAACCACAATCCAAACATTTAGCTTCTTTCCCGAAGATGGTAATGCTTTCCTCTACATACTCGCCACATCGAGGACATTCTGGAGTGTTCCAAGGCGCATTGGGATCTTCCCAAGCGCCAGCAGGATAGTTGCTCATACGGCTTTCCTCCACGGGCCTCTTAAATGCTCTGGCTTTGGCCTCTTTACAATCGGGATGTCTCTAGGCGCTATCTCATGCACATCATGCGCGAACTCCATCGCCATGTGTAAAGCCTCCATCAGCTCATCAGTCTTACGGTTAAACTGCAAGACTTCCCATTCAAACTTAGAATTCTTAGACCACCAGGATCCTTGAATGCCTGTCACTGATTGGGCTGTACGTTCAGCTTCCTTCAAGGTAGTAGACAGACCGCCGTACTCAGCGCCGTCTGATGGGTTGGTGAAACGATACTTGATAATCCTCATCGTTCATCCTTCTGTAGCTTATCCAATAAAGACAGGACATCTGGCAAAACCTGCTTGTGGTACTCGTCCACATAATCAGGCCCGTAATAGTCCAAGACCTTGATTATGGTCATCCATGCTTCTAATAACTCAGTTCTCGTTGGTTGCATACTTCCTCCTTATCCGTGGGATAGCCACAGCATAAACGAAACAGTTTACCGTGGGATAGCCGTTTTATATATCTTTTTGATCTAACAACTTGACTCTTTGCAACGCTAACTTATATCGCTTCTGATCGTTCCAAGTAATACGACCGCCTTTCTCCTTTTCCATATCGTATATCGATATAAAATACAGATCTTCTTTGGCCTTCTCAATCACACTTGACGGAATAGCTCGGCGCTCGCCTTGCTTCTCAAACAAGACACTCGGACTCAACCCCAGAGCATTCACGACTTCCAGCCCTGAAGCCTGACAACTGAAACAGTGAATCAAAACCTTCCCATCCCGCTCTGTCAGAGTCATTGACGGATTGTTGTCTTTGTGCACAGGACAACAGGCCCAAGTCTTACCGCTTACAACTTTGACTTTATCCAACCTAGGCAAGATGTCTTTTAACACTTCGCGCTTTCCTTATATTTAAATGAATGATGTGGTTCTTCACCGATTCGCTGATTTCATTAACTGGCTGCGGATTGATCTTGTTAGGCCAGACCCCAAACTTCCCACGATAAGCCCAAGATGCCCATCCTTGTTTGTAGCCTTTCTTCCTAGCGTAGAACTGGAACTCACCAAGCCACTTAGACTTTTCTTCGCCAGAGAACTCCTTGTTGGCCTTCTTTAGCTCCTTCAGCTCTTGATCGTCAGTCTTTAAAGTCTCCTTTGGTGGTCGTTGATACCCGCAAGCGCAAGTGATTAAAAAGTGCTGAAAACACTGCGGGCATACCGATGGCATGATTTCATCTTTGTCTTTCTTGACCAGTGAGCTTTCCGAATACTCTTGAAGTCCGTCATGAAGGCTTTCAGGCACTATAAACTCTGGAAAGCCGTGGGTCTCGACGTTGCCAGCGTGATCTAGGTAGATCGCTTCTGTCTTACCTTCGCACGTTCTCATGATTCGTCCAGCTCGTTGTATGAACGCGATCTTTGACTTGGTAGGAAAGCAATCAATCAACGTGGTGACTTGTGGCGCGTCATACCCTGTATTGAGAAGCCTAGAACATGACAGAATCTGAAACTCACCTTGATCGTGAGCATCAAAAATCATTGTCCGATCTTCCTGCTCCATATAACCGTCGATGTGCTCGGCAGTAAATCCTTCTTCGCGGAACATCTCGACCAGCTTCTTTGAATGCTTAATCGACGGACAAAACGCTATCGTCTGACCTTTGCCAAACTTCCTAAAGTTCTCAACAATATCACCGACCAGCTTCTGGTCTTTCTCAGTCGCATCAGCCAGGCTTCTAGGATCGTAATCCATGCCGCCAGTAGACAACCTCTTATTCTTAACGCCTTTCAGATCAGCCCTGTTCCCACCGAAGTATTTGACAGGACACAAATAACCTTGGTCTAACAACTGACTCGGCGTGATCGGAACCACTAGATCGGAGTAATGCCGTCCAAGTCCTTTCGAGTATGGCGTTGCACTCAACCCGATGAAGATGCTTTTGGAATAATCCTCCATCAGCTCAGTCGTCGTCTGGTAATGCGTGTGGCACTCATCCACAACCGCAACGTGAAACAGAGGCTTGTATCTTCTTCTGGCGATTGTCTGGATGGATGCAATCTGAATTTGAGCATTGGGATTCGTTCGCCAATGATCCGACTGGATAACCCCGCAAGATATACCTGCTCGGTCGAATTCCTCCAGAGCCTGATCGACTAACTTAACCCGATCACAAATCAAGATCCCCAGCTTGCCGTTCTTCGCAGTGTTCTTCAGGATCTCCATCGCAACCCTAGTCTTTCCGAATGAGCAAGGCGCTGCCAGGACTAACCTAGAATTACCTTTGCGGATCGAATGCTTGAGCATTGTGATAGCTCGGTCTTGATGAGGCCTAAGCATTTGACCAGTCCCAAAATGGGATCAATTGATTCTGCTTCAATCGATAGCAAACACCTTTACCCAAATCAACCAGATTTTGATCGTTGTAAATCATCCCAGAAGTCGCTACGCCTCGGATGTTCAAAACTGGAACCTTGCCAGTGACTAGAATGTAAAAATCAGACCTCGATTGCTGGTAGTCAGGAATCAGTAAATCGTGGTGATCGGCAATCGTGCTTTTGACGTTTATCTTGAACCCGTTGTAAATCAAATCGTATGGTGAATATCGAGCATCCAGATCTGGATAGACATTCAGATGTTTCGCAACTGCCATTTCAGCAGATAAACCTTGAGCCGTGATTTCTAAGTGTGATCTTTCATCACGCTTCTTACTGTCGTAATTATTAGCTCCCGAAAAATCAACTTTCTGCTTGGCGATGTATCGGGCAATCCTCACTTCTTCTTCTGTAAGTATTATTTCCATAGCTTCCTCCAAAGCATTTATTTTAGGCACACTTCGACTTTTTCCCTGTTGCAAGACACAAGCATACAGATCGTTAGTCTGGTTAGCTCTGGCGTGTCTACATCCGAAGATGCGGTACTCATATCCTTTCGGTTTCTGGCTAGGCGCAACCCTAACCACCTCACTTGAGGCCTGTTGCATTTTGGGACGTAGATCGGGACAAGTCGTCAGTCCTAACATCTGTCTACGGATTACTGCTATTTAGATTGGACGCACAGTTTAGCGCCACTGTCCGTTAGCGGGGTATTCAATGAGGATTGCTTATATGGTAGGATATAACCCGTGTCGGTTGTGACACGGTTAACGCCAAACAGCAATCGGACATTAAAGGGGTTGGTAGCCCCGCCGACACACTTACTATATTCTAGTTCGTAACCTCAAGCAACTTATTTAGATACCACTGAGCTTTTAACAGGTCTTCCTTCGCGTTGTTCTTGTACCTGTGCCTGTGTAGATACTTGATCGTATTCCCCAGACAGTACGCCCCAAACTCGTCTCCTAGCTGCTGCTGGATGTAGTCGATGCACTCGATTCCTGTGACGTTGTAATGCTTTGGTCGGTTTACGGTATCCCATTCTTCAGG